CCGTCGCCGAAGTTACCTTCGACGAGGATGAGCTTCACCTTCTCAGCGCGAGCGATGTGGGCGATGTTCTCCAGAACGGAGTCGTCGTAACCACCCTTGAGGCCCCCAGCGCGACGGAGATAGACCATGCCGCGCAGCATTTTGGTCACGCTGTAGCCGGTCTCGTCACCGCCACGACCGGATGGATCGACGGACATCACCGAGCCGGTGAACTCCTCGACATCCTTGGAGAGATACATCGGGCGGTGCAGGCGATCACCAGTGAAACCCACGGAGGGGATGTCCTCGATGACCTGTTCCTTGCCACTGGCCCACATCACTCGGACAGGTGCTGCCTCTCGGTCAACGTCCATGACGATCAGGTCTGACAGCTTCAGCGGGTAACGCTCCGCATCGGAAAGCGTGGTATCCAGCATGAACTGCAGCAGGAACCCGCCGCGCCCATAGGAAGCCTCACGGCGCAGCAAGTCTTCCTCATGGAACCGCGTGGGTTCTACAGGAGTCCATGCGATGCCAGGGTTCCTCTCGAACGCCTCGGCGATGAACGGCGCGAGCCGTCCGTTGTATTGCGAGTAGTGCTTCTGATCCTTCGGATACCGGGCCGGCCAGATACGGATTTCGTAGCCACGCGCGGGGAGCTGGTTGTAGATGGACTCCTCGGTCTGCGGCGTGCCCAGGTAGACGATCTCCGCGTGATCGAGCGGCTTCAGGATCGCGTCGAACTCCTTGATGAGTTCGCCCAGCTTTTCGCGTTGCGCGACGGTAGCTGAGTTCTTCACGACCTCCACGTCATCCGCGATGATCGTGTCAGCGCGGGAGCCGGTGAGCTGACCAGTGATACCCACCGACTTCACGGACGGGGACTGGTCGGGTTTCGCGGGGCCTACGTCGAACGCGAGGTTCGAGTTGCGCTGGTCACCGCGCGGCTTCAGGTGAGCCAGTTCAGGGATGGTCTCGATCAGGCGCTTGGTGAAGATCGAGAACGCGTCAGAGCGATCCTTAGATGCTGAGACGACGAGTATCTTGTGCTGCGGGTCGCGCCACAGGAGCCAGCAGACATACGCTGCGGTGATCCAGGATTTCCCGATGCCTCGGAAGGCTTCGATGACGCGACGGCGAGGGCCGTACTGCAGATATGCAGCGATGTCGTACTGGACAGGAGTAGGCGCCGGAAGGCCGAGCTGCTGCCAGATGTGGAAGACAAAGTTACGGAAGTCCTCGAAGGGATGCGGCTCGCTCAATGACTCCGATCAGTGGTTGGGTCGAAGGGGAACTCTTTGAGCTTGTCGGCCAGCTTGCCGGTCGCACTGCCAGGGACGGGGACAGATTCGATCCCTTCGTCCTTGAGCATCTGCCGGGCCACATTGAGGATCGCAGCGAGGCCCTTTTCGCCAGCCGGGATCGCGTCAATGCTTTCCGTCAGTTTGTCCACGACCGCCGTGTGCAGGCGTTCGAGTGATTCTTTACTTGCTGCCACCAGAACCTCCTAGGAAGCGAGAGAACAGACTCTCCAGCGCGGTAGTGCCGAGGGAAGCCAGGGCCGCCGCGAGACCCACATGGGCCGGGAAGGAGAGCGTGGGGAAGATGACGACAGCGAAAGCTGCGCTCATGCTGAGACCAGCCGTGGTGATGCATCGTGCGAGTGCGATCTTCCAGTTGGCAGGATCGGTAGAAGCAAGGGTTTTACCGAGGCCGATGATGGCCCCGGTGACGCCCAAGGAGGCGAGTAATTTCGTGTCGTTATCCATGAGGTTTCTTGGGTGGGAGGAAGACCCCGCGCGGTTCGCGGGATCTTCAGTTGCTTAGTTTCTATTCGCGTACGAGAGACGACCGGGCACGCTGACGACGACAGAGGACTGTCCATCGGAGATCGTGCAATTAGCGGTAAACGTCACGTTTCCGTCGTTGCCGTTGACGACGCTGCTGAAGGTTGTCGCTGAGCTGTTTGGCGTAGCGATAGTCACGGTTGAACCGGCTGTCACATTGGAGACCGACCACACATAGGTGTAGTTGCCATTGCCGTCAGCGCCTTGGGCTGTTACGCCGTTCGATACGACACGGCCGCTGACGGCTGAGCCGCTGGCACTGCCGTTCGCGGCTGCTGGCGTGATCGATCCGGTCACGTTCTTGTAAGCAGCCCATACGCGCACCCACGAGTTCCCATCGGCACTCCTGTAATACACGTTTTGGATGTCTACCCAAGACCCGCCGCCAGCCCCACGGCGTTTCATCGTGGACAGAGGCGGCGTCCAGGCGTTCCCCTGAATAGTACGACGCATGAATCCGGCCATACGTCACCAAATCCAGAGGTCGCCGGGAACAGCACTTGCTGCTGGATCGGCTGACTGTACGAAGGTCATTGGCTGCCTCACGCCTTTAACAACAAGGTCTCCATTACTGATTAGGAAGTTACCGTTGTCGTTAAACATGAAGTACGAGAAAGGAACGCCGGTGCCGCTACCAACGCGAACGCCGATGCCTGAGTTACCGATCACACCGGCTTGGTAGAGATAGCCGTAGCTCATCGAGTAACTGTTAGCAGTCACAGTGTCGAATGTAGCGCGGCTTCCTGTGGACGGTTTAGCGTCCAGCGCCGCCTGAAGACCGCTCACTTGGGAGATGGAGTGAGTATGCGACAGGGGTGCAAACGTCGCGTTCGACCAAGATTCTAAAGCGATGGCACCCATGTCAGTGACGTCAACGGTAACCTTCACCTTCGATGCCGGTGACCATCCAATCTTCACCGCGTTCGGACTCTGACCAATGCCGGTTCCCTGCTGGACGGGGACGTAGCCGAGCGAAGCCTGCTTTGAGTCGAGGGCCGCCTGTAGTCCCGCGAGGTCAGAGATGCCGATGGTCACGTTGCCTGTGCGGCCAGCGACGCTCTGTACGACCGTCTGGTTGTCGATGCGATCCCACTGGGAGCCGTCGTAGAACAGCATGTCGCCCACGCCGTACTTCACGGAGCTGATCGTGCCGGAGACGCTGACCAGGTAGAAGTCGCCCAGGTTCGGCGACGCCGGTAGCGCTCCCTTGCTGGCGTCGAAGCGGCCCTTGAACACCAGGGAACCCAGCACGTTCAAGCGGGCCTGCTCGGCCCAGTGGCGAGCCGAGTAGTTCCCCGGCGTGACCTCGACGTTCACCGCAGCGTTCGCATAGTTCATCGCGAGGTTCTGTGAGGTTGCAGCAGCGGCGGCACTCGTCGATGCGGCTGCTGCCTGGGTCGTCGAGATGCTTGCCTGGGTCGTGGAGATGCCTGCCTGGGTGGTCGCGGTTGTTGCGCTTGCAGCAGCGTTGTTCGCCTGCGTGGTGGCCTTAGAGACTTGATTGGTCGCATTGGTCGCCTGCGCGGTTGCGAGTTGCGCCTGCACCTCGGAGGTGTTGGCCGAGAACGCGGAGGCGCTCGCTGATTCCTTCGCGGCATCCTTTGCGACAACGGAGGCAGCACGCGCGGTGTCCGATGCTTTCGCCGAGGCGTCCGCAGCGTTCATGTAGATCACGGTCTGAGAGTTGATGTTCTGCGCTTGGGCCACTGCGCCGTTCAAGGAGTCCGTGAGGATGTTGACGGACGCCTGGAGGGCCGGGAAGGTCGGCAGGGTGACGATGGCACCTGTGCCGTCCTCCATGTCCACCGTGCCGGTCTTCTTGGTCAGCAGATCGCGGAGAGCGTTCTTGTAGCCGTTCCACTTATCGACGAGCGCGGAGATACGAGCGGCTAGTGTCGCGTTGGACACGTAGCCGGTTGGATCGTTGGTTGCGATGATTACCTCAGTCCGAAGATGTAGCCGTTGGTGGCTTTGAGATGGAAGTCCAGATTCCCGCTGACCAGACGGATTCGATAGGTACGTGCGGTGGTCGTAGGGACATCCACGAAGACCAGCGCGGCCGGGATGGAGATGAACTTGTAAACGTCGTAGTTCGTGCTGCGCACAGGAACCCACGTAGAGCCGTCCAGGCGCTCGACGTTGATGATCGCTCCAGCCGCAGCGGAGCCGTCGTTGTCTGAGCCGTAGAAGAACACCTCGCCCATGAGTACAGGCGTGTGGG